AGCTCAGTCTCCACCAACGTAAGGCGTTCAAGTAAATTAAAATATGAGAATGTGCCTATGGCAACTGCTCCAAGAATAGCAATTAAATTTTTTGCTGGTAAACTTATTTTGCTATCTTCAGATAAATCTAACTTACTCGACATCTTCCTCTGCTACTTCAGCCTGTGTTTGAGCTGTTTCAAATACTCCGACCTCTGTTTGTGCTGTGATCTCGTCATTAATCGTACTAATAACAGCGTCATCATCAATAACCGCACCTACAATTTGTTTATCAATCTCTTTTTGGAATGTGCTTGATCTTACGCCACTTGCTTTAGCCTGTTGTAAATATGCAAGATCAGAAGCATAATCTCTAAGATTAAAGCTATCTGGGTAATTAATAACACCATCAAATGACTTGCCTTGCCACATAGCCCATAAACTCCATATTTGTTCTTCTGCGTTTTCCAATAGGTCAGCTTTCTCACTCAATACCGAGTTAAGGTTTTCAAACTCAGTCTGTAAAGCAATCCCAGATTGGACTTGGGTTTTAGTTTGTCTCACACCAGACATATGAGTTGCCCTATCTATCATCTCAATCTTTTGCTCAATAGATGATCTAATCTCACTTAGGTTAGAGCCACTTGGCTGTAATAAAAAAGGTTTCAAGCCACTATCTAAATCATCTGGCATTGATATAATTGCACCAGCACCGGCAGAAGCCTCAACACCTTGAGTTTTAACTAAACTAGGGTGATTGGATAGCCTAATCAACTGTTCCATCTCAGAAAGCTCGTTGTAGATAGACTGTTGCAATAATGCAACATCTGTCAAATCACTAATGCCTACACCTTGTCTCGGTGATCTTTTATTATACAGGCAAATAGCTGGTATAGTTCCTAATTGGTTAGGCTTTACTTCAATAACTTTAATCTTACCTCTTTCTGGTACGAATACATAAGATATTTCATTAGGTGTCCATATTCTAAAATATGCTCCATCAGATGTAACTTCTTCCCTAACTTTAATATAATCCAACACATAACGACCACTAGCGGCTCTTACATAGTGCCAGTCCATAACATTATCTGGCGTTACCATTGTTAGATAAGGTCTTATGTCTTGGTTAAGTTCTTCTGCTCTAGTTTGTGCGTTGCTTTCTGGTTTATCTACAAATATCCAAACATTCCCATAAACACCAGCGTAAGTCTGTGCGTTCTTCATAAACGCATTAAAATTCTGTCCGTCAAGGTCTGTATCACTTAAGAATGATTCTAAACTAGGATCACTCTCCAACACGCCATATTCTCTTGTTGGTGGTACTCTAAATAGAAAACTTGAGTAAATACTTATGATATTTCTACAATGATTGTCTATTGGTGTGTAGTTAATTCTGTTTTGATATTCTAAATCTAGTTCCAATGCGTATTCGTGTAAGAAGCCACCAGATCGGTATTCATCTCCACCTAAGTATGATCTTAAGTAAAAATTCCATCTAGGGATCATTAGATCATAGTTATCGTGTCGGTTTTCCATAAATTCTTTATCTCGAATTAAGGAATCCATATTTTGATTCATTATGTACATTATTTAACGCTCCATCTTTGAGGTAATTGTTTTGTGTATTGTTTTCTTATAGGGAACAAATAATCTACCGCATAGCCTATGGCATCGTTCATATGGTCAAATCCGCTATCCTTATCAGGTTGCGTAGTTCCCTCTTTATAAAGGTGTCTTTCCAATCCTCTAATGATGTTCTTACATTTTGGATCTATAAACATCATTCTTTGATCGTTTGTATTCTTTAATCGTGAATTAACAGCGTTAATCCTGTCCCTTATTTGAGGGTGTGCATTTTTAACTCTTACTGTCAATCCAGCATTTTGCAATATGTTTAAATCAGTCATTCCACCAGCAGAGGTCTTTCTTTGCCTACAAGCTGGATCTGGATAGACTATTATCTGTCGGTTAGGGTATCTTGTTTTGATTTCCTTAACCAACTCGTCTGTATTTGATGAATAGATAACTATTTCATCAATTAAATTAATAATATTGTTATGTATCTGAAACACTGCCGCACTCATTGGATCAATGTTAAAATCCATTCCTATATGCAAGGTTGTGTTATTATCTTTTAAGGTCTTAACATTTTGCTCTCTATCAAAGTTATAATAGATAGCACCAGCATATGTCTCAAATGTTGCCTCATACTCTTGTCTGAATGTCCGTTCATCAAGATCAGACTTAGCGGCTTCAATCTCATCTGGCTCTACTTGTCCGCCTTCAAGTGTTGTAAACTGCCAAGACTTCCAATCCTTATCTTCTTTGCCCTTCATATAGAGATCATAAGCCCAATTACCATAACCTCTAGGCGTTCCACAAGCAAAGAAACTACCTTTAGTATCAGACAATGTAGCTCTTAACACTGAATAATATGCGTCACTTGGAATGTCAGCAAACTCGTCTAATACGAGAAAATTTAATCCTACACCTCTTAATTGATCGTATGATCTGTCTGATCCTCGTAAAGAAATCTCTGAGTTATTGTGTAGTCTTATTGTTAAATCTGTTTCGTTTATATAGCTGACTAAATCATTTTCTAAAGCAACTTCTTTTAACTTAGCCCAACATATCTGTTTAGCTTGTCTATAAGTCGGTGCTACATACCAGACTTTCTGTCTGGGTTTCTTACAAGCAAAGTTTAATAATTCGCCAATAGCGATAAAAGTCTTACCAAATCTTCTCCCTGTTATTAATACTCTATTACGAGCTTGGGATTCGATTACTTGTTTCTGAGGAACTGTTAAGGGCATCAATTTTAATTCTTATGTTTACTTTTCTTCCAGCGTAATCACTATTAAATATAAATTCTTTTTCCTCAGATGGTTTTAAACCATTAACTGTTTGATTAAGCCATTGCATAATCTTACTGGTATCATTCACAATTTAAATCCCTTTTTCCAAGCCTGTAACGACCAATAAGCTGGTGATAATGTTTTCTGACCACTTACTTTATCTAATACAGCTCCCATTCTTGCATTAAATGACCTTCTCCTTGCTGGATCGTTTCTACCAATGCTCATTCCTTTTTGACCAAAATTAATCTTTTTGACATTACCAGTTTTTTTGTCTCTTACAAATACTTTAAACTTCTTAACATCACCACGACTAGGTTTATTTAGTTTTACTTCTGCCTTTATATTTAGCCATATGTAAAGTTTATAACCTTCTCATTATTTTCATTGATTGTCATATCTTTTTTAGCCCATCTTTCTGGGAATCTTCTCTCCAATACCCACGCTTTAGATTGCCAAGATTTATCTTTCATTATGAAATCCAAACAATACATCTGACATTCTGATTGAGCCTTTTTTAGAGACTGTAAAAACTGTATAAATTTTTTTTGTTCTACTTGATCTGTGATAGTAGAAACATCTTTATTTAGCCAATTATAATAGGTTTTTTCACTTATGCCAGCATATGTACAAGCGTCTGCAATAGTTAGACCTTTCTCTATAGCTGTCAGTAAGTTTTTCTGAATGTCATCTTCTATTTTTAGTTTTCTTCCCATTTTTACCTCTTGTTTGAGTAAACCCTGTTAATACAGTTTAATTTAAGTTCTGAAGTTT